CGCTACCTGCGCGAGTGCTCGCGGCCCGGCCCGGTGCATGAGCCAGACGCCGATGGCGTGCCCGGCGGCTGGCTGCTCGCTGTGCTGGTTGTGCTCGTTGCGCTGGCCACAGTCGGCTGCAGCCAGGCCGAAGCCCAGGAGCCCCAGCCCACGGCGCAGGAGCAGCGCCTGGCGCGCGGCGCGGCCAGGGCCTGCGAGGGCCTCACCCCTGTTTTTGATAACGGCAGTCACACCTGCCACAAGGAGATTCCATGAGCCACCTCATCCCCGGCGGCGGCCCCGCCTTTCCCATCGCAGACCCGACCATCGTCCATCGCATCGGCCACATGGCCTGCGAAGGCCTGAGCGGCACCGAGGAGCGCGACCGGGCGTACATCGCCGCCACAACGCAAGCTGCCCAGGGCATGACCCAGCGCGACCACTTCGCCGGGCTGGCGATGCAGGCGTTCCTGAACGGCCACGTATCCCACTACGGGCATGAGAACCCCTGGCCCTACGACGCGATGGCCAGCGAGGCCTACGACGTGGCCGACGCCATGCTGCGCGCCCGCGAGAAGGAGCCCAGCTCATGACGCGCGAGCACCCAAACACCGACGAGCTGCTGCGCATCGCGGAGATCAACGGCGGCCTCGCGCTCGCTCTCCAGCGTCTGCTGGAGGTCGCCCAGAGCAGCACAGGAATCGTCGGCTACCGAGGCAACCCAGAGCCCATGTCATGGGACTTTTTCTGGGAGGTCGATGTGGCCGAGAAGGCCCTCAAGAAATTCATGGGAGAAAAAGCATGAGCAAGTACTACGCCGACGACGACATCCAGCTGCTGGCCAATGGGGCAGTGAACCACCTCCTGCGCAACGCCTACATGTCCATTACCTTGCGCAACGGCCAGCAGCCCAAGGGCTTCCCTCTGCCCATCAAGCGCGTGCACGGTGAAGGCCACCTCACCCAGGAATACCGCCCCCTGGCCGTGCTGGAGTTCGTGCAGGACGTGGTCGCCAAGGAGGCTGCGCAGCGTGTCGCTGCGGCCAAGAAGGCGGACGCGGAGGCCGAGGAGCAGGCCACGCCATGAACTACCTGCTCCACCTCTTCCTCTGGCTCAGCCTGAGCACTGTCTCGTTCGGCCTGGCCGCCCTCACTTCCGGCGCCTTCTGAGCGCACAACCGAGGTCACCATGAGCACAACTACCGACTTGGCACTGCTGCCTCCCAAAGAAACCGCCCTGCAGGTCTTCTCTGCCGACAAGGGCCTTGACCCGTACCTCGCCAAGATCAAAGCCGAGATCGATGTCTTCGTCCCTGATGTGAAGACGAAGAAAGGGCGCGACGCCATCGCATCCATTGCGCACAAGGTCGCGCGCTCCAAGACCGCTCTGGACAACATCGGCAAGGAGCTGGTGGCCGAACTAAAGGACGTGCCAAAGAAGATCGACGCCGAGCGCAAGCGCATGCGCGACCTTCTGGACCTTTGGAAAGACGAAGTGCGCGCGCCGCTCACGGCCTGGGAAGAGGCCGAGGAAGCCCGCAAGCAAGAGCACCAGAACTGTATCGGCCGAATCCAATTCTTTGGCCAGGGCTTCGATGGAGTTGACGCCGAGACCCTCAAGAAGCGCCTTGCTGAGCTTGAGGCCATTGCCATCGGCGAGCACCTCGAAGAATACGAGGCCGAAGCCCATCGCGCGAAGGCCAAGGCGCTGGAGGCCCTGGCTGTCGCCCTGGAGGCGCGCGAGAAGTATGAGACGGAGCAGGCTGAACTGGCCCGGCTGCGCGCAGAGGCTGCCGCCCGCGAGCAGAAGGAGCGCGAGGAGCGCATCGCCCGCGAGGCCGCAGAGCGCGCCCAGCGTGAGGCCGAGGCCCGCGCCCAGGCCGAACGTGAAGCGGTGATCCGGCGCGAAGCTGAAGCAAAGGCCGCAGCGGACAAGCGCGAACTGGAACTGAAGCTGTCGGCAGAGCGCGCCGAGCGCGAGAAGGCAGAGGCCGTGCAACGCGAGCAGCAGGCCAAGGCGGACGCCGAACGCCGCGCCGCCGAAGCCGTAGCAGCCGAACAGCGCCGCGTCGCCCAGCAGCAGGCCGCAGAAGCCGCCGAGGCAAAGCGCCGCGAAGCCGACAAGGCCCACAAGGCTGCCGTCAACCGCGCCGCGCTGGCCGCTTTCGTTGCCGGGGGCATGACCGAGGAATGCGCGAAACAGGCCATCACGCTGATCGCAAAGAAGGCCATTCCGGCCGTCTCCATCACCTACTGAGAACCGAGAGACCACCATGAATGCTGTCGTTGAAGTTGAAACAGTCACCATGGTTCCCGCACGCAGCGCGAACCCTACTGCTGAGGTCGTTGCGCATGCGAAGACCGTCCAGCAGGTGATGCAGGCGGTCATGAAGCCGAACGTGCACTACGGCGCCATCCCCGGGGCCGGCGATAAGCCGACGCTGCTGAAGTCTGGTGCGGAGGTGCTGTGCATGACCTTCCGCATCGCCGACCGCTACGAGGTGACGGACCTGTCGCGTGACGGCTCTATCCGCTACCGAGTCAACTGCATCGGGGAGCACCAGACATCTGGCGCCACGCTTGGCTCTGGTCTTGGCGAGTGCTCATCGGATGAAGAGAAGTACCGATGGCGCAAGGCTGTGTGCGCCGAGGAATTCGAAGCCACCCCAGAGACGCATCGCCGCATGAAGTTTGGCCGCAAGCAAGGGGGGTACTACACCGTGCAGCAGGTCCGAACAGAGTCCGCTGATCTTGCCAACACGGTGCTGAAGATGGCCTGCAAGCGGGCCAAGATCGCCATGGTGCTGAACGTCACGGCGGCTTCTGACATGTTCAGCCAGGACCTGGAAGACCTGGACGCCGAACTGGTGCGCCACTTGGTTGACGACGAGCGCCAGGCCCAGGTGCAGCTGCTGCGCGACGAGTGGTGCGCGAAGGCAAAGGCCGCCGCGAGCCGAGACGCACTTTCCAAAGTGATGAAGGAAGGCGTGAAGGTTTTCCAGAACGCGAAGGACCGCGATGGTTACGCCACATTCGCCGCAGCTGTTCAGGCGCGCGGCGCAGAACTGAAGGAGTCGTGATGCGTGAAATCCTCTTCCGGTGCTCCAGCATTGGCAAGCTGATGGCCGAGCCCAAGACGAAGGCCGAAGGCCCGCTTTCCGTGGGTGCAAAGACCTATATCCGCGAACTGGCTCAGCAGGAAATATTCGGCGTTGAGTTCGAGTTCTCCAGCAAGGAAACCCAAAAGGGCCTCGAAGTCGAGGATGACAGCATCGCCCTTCTGAACCGTGTGCGCGGCCTGGCCCTGGTGAAGAACACCGAGCGCAAGACCAATGGCCTCATCACCGGCGAGTGCGACCTGTTCGACGTGCAGCGCCGACGCGGCCACGACTTGAAGTCTTCGTGGTCGGCCAAGACCTTCCCAGGGTGGACGAAGGACTGCGAGGACAAGCTCTACGAGTGGCAGATGCGCGGCTACATGTGGCTGTGGGACGCAGACGAGTGGGAGGTGAACTACGCCCTTGTGGACACGCCTGAGCGCCTGATCGGTTACGAGCCGCTGCAGCTGCACGTCGTCAGCCACATCCCAGAGCACCTGCGGCTGACCACCTGGCTGGTTGAACGGGACTTCGCGAAGGAGCGTGCGATTGCCGAGAAGGTCGAGGCCGCACGCGACTACTACAGCCAGTGCATCCATGAATTCAGCGAGTTGCACCCCGAGCCAAAGGAGGAAGCATGCCAGTCCCCCCTGTCGCGCGCGACGCAATAACCCAGGCCCTGCGCGAGCTTGGCCCCATGAGCGCGGAGGAAATCGCTGAAGCCACCGGGCTACCGCGCGGCAAGGTGAACGCGTCTCTCACGAACGCCAGGGCCAACCACCCAGGCAAGTTCTTCCCCAACGAGTACCACCGCAAGGTGACAGCGATCAAGAACCGGCTCGACGCCAGAGCCTGACATCAACCACGGCGCGCGCGACAAGAAAGGAAACCTATGACCGCATACAAAGAACTGCTGGCCCGCAAGGCCGAACTCGACGCCCAGATCGCCCAGGCCCATGCCGAGCACAAAGCCGAGGGCATCGCCGCGGCCCGCGCGCTGATCCAGGAGCACAGCCTGACCGCTGCCGATGTGTTCCCCGCCGCGAAGCCCAAGGGCAGCGTGGGCGCCCCGAAGTACCGCGACCCCGCCACCGGGGCGACCTGGACCGGCCGGGGCAAGCCGCCGAACTGGATCGTGGGCAAGGACCGCACTCCCTTCCAGATCACACCCGCCTGACAGAGGCATGAGCAAAGGGGCCGCGCGGCTCCTTCCCTGATGCATCACTTCCCCTTCAACCAAGCCAGCCGTCGCGCTGGCTTTTCTCATGGAGCCGCAATGTCCGAGAACAGCAAGATCGAATGGACCGACCACACGTTCAACCCCTGGGAAGGCTGCCAGAAGGTGGGCCCGGGCTGTGACCACTGCTATGCCGAGAACCGCAATGCCCGCTTCGCCGGCGGCCAGGCGATCAACTGGGGCCCAGGCGCACCCCGCCGCCGCACCAGTGTCAGCAACTGGAACCTGCCCCTGCGCTGGAACGCCCAGGCCGAGGCATTCCAGGCCCAGCACGGCCGCCGCCAGCGCGTGTTCTGCGCGAGCCTCGCTGACGTTTTCGATAACGCAGTCAGCCGTGAATGGCGCGATGACCTGGCAGCCCTGATCCTGGACACCGCGGACCTTGACTGGCTCCTCCTCACCAAAAGGATTGGGAACGCGGGTGCCATGCTAGGCGAAATGTTCCTCGACGGCCCGCCCGCGAACGTCTGGTTGGGTGCGACGGTTGTCAACCAGGCCGAGGCCGACCGGGACATTCTCAAGCTGCTCCGCATCCCCGCGTCCGTGCGCTTCTTGTCGATGGAGCCCCTGCTGGGGCCTGTGTCGTTTGAAGGCTTGTTCGCCAACCCCAGCAACATCGCAGACGGCACGAATGCTCTGGAGGAACTGGACTGGGTGATCGTCGGCGGCGAGAGCGGCCCCGGTGCGCGTCCCATGCATCCCGACTGGGCGCTCAGCCTGCGCGACCAGTGCGAGGCCGTGGGCACGGCCTTCATGTTCAAGCAGTGGGGCGAGCACGACCTGAGCTATGACCGCGACCGGGACGACCCGGACTATCGCCGCTGTGCCAGCGTCGAAAAACAGCCCGGCAGATGGATCAACCTGGCCGGCGGCCATGGCTTCAATGGTGAGCGCGTCCACTACGCACGCCGCGTAGGCAAGAAGGCGGCGGGCCGACTACTCGATGGCCGCACCTGGGACGAGACGCCCGCCAGCTGATCCCCAGAGGCATGAGCACAGCGCATGGGCGCTGTCCTGATACCTCCCCTCCCTCCCCCGAAGCCCTCCCGGTATGCCGCGAGGGCTTTCCTGTTCCTGGAGCCCTCATGGACCAACAACCAGTTGCCGCCCTGTATGTCGAGAGTGGCGGAGCTTACTTCGACCTGCCCAATGTTGACGCCTGGGACGAGGCGCGCGACGCCCGAAGATACTCAGGGCCGTACCCTGTTGTCTGCCACTCCCCATGCCAACGATGGGGCAAATATTGGCACGGCTCACCACGCAAGCCCCACCAGTTTCGGCTGGGCGAGGACGGCGGGTGCTTCGCAGCGGCACTGACAGCAGTGCGCAACTACGGCGGCGTACTGGAGCACCCTAAGGACTCGCTTGCATGGGAGTTCTTCGGCCTGACGACTCCTCCCGCTACTGGAGGCTGGGTACGAGCCGACAACCGTGGCGGCTGGACATGCTGTGTTTGGCAAGGCCACTACGGGCACTTTGCCGGCAAGGGTACGTGGCTCTACTCAGTCCCGCGAGACCCCGCAGATCTACCGCGGCTCATTTGGGGGCCGAGCGACAACAGCGGCCCGACACCCGAAATGGTCACGCGCTACGGATACGCGAAGGCGCGGCGCGTCGGCCGCATGGCGCTTGTGGGCGGCAAGGACAAGACCCGCATCCGTGAAGCCACCCCCCCCCAGTTCCGAGACCTGCTGCTGTCGATTGCTCGATCAGCACAACGCATCCCATGACCCCGACCCCACCCCCGACCTGCCCACTGCTGCTGCAGCGCGCAGGCCACGTCATCAACACCACCAAAGCGCTCTGGCGCATCGAATCCTGACAGGAGAAACCATGGCAATCACCCTTGAAGCCATCCGCGCCGCTGGCGGAATCGTGCACAGCGACGGCAACATCTTCTTCCGCGACATCAGCATGCTGCAGGACCTCGCCGGGGCAGCTCCTGCCGCTGTGGCGCCCCTGCCCGCCGTGCTCGAGCAGATCGCCCAGGGTTGGGACGGCTGCATGTACGACGCTCCTGGCGAGACGCTGGACATCGGCGCAGACATCCGGGCCGCCGCCACGCAGGCCTTGGCCGACCTGGAACGAGCGGCGGGAAACATAGCTTCGGCAGTCGCACTGCGAGCCGCCCTGGAAGCGCCTGCAGCCCCCGCCCGCATCGTGGCTGACGCCTTGATCCGGCTGGATGCCATCTACCGGGAGGAGGCGGATTGCGACGAGCCCCCGCAGCGACCTGATTGGCTGGTGAACGCCCTGCACCTCGCGGCCGCAGCGCCCCAGGCACCTGCTGCGCCTGCAGTGGATGCGAGCGACGACAAGGCGCTGCTGGACTTCCTGTGGGCTAGTAGCTGCGACCTGCGAAGCATCGACGTGCCCACTGGAGGTGATGACTCGGACGTGCATTGGCGCGTCATCGAGCACTACATGAGCGAGCCGCGCGAGCGTGAGATTGGCCGGTCGTGGAGTGACGATCCGCGAGAAGCCCTGCGCGCCGCTATCGCAGCCCAAGCCAAGGAAGGCGGTGCAGCATGACGCTCCCTGGCTACACGCCCGCCGTCAAGCAGGCAGAGGACGCGATGCGAGCCGCACGGGCCGCGATCATGGCCGCGCTGGAGAGCGACTTCCCCAAGGGCTGCCAGGTTCGCGTCCACCACGGGCGCGGATCTTTCGAGGCAACCGTTGTCGGGTGGGGCGCATACGCAGAGCCGCGAATCAAGCTCCGGCACAACCGGACGGGCCGCCATTTCCGCCGGGGCGCTGAGTACGTGGAAGCCCTCGCAGCCCAGGCAGCAGCCAAGGGGGCAGGCGAGCAATGAACGGCGCACAACAAATTCAGCACGAGCGCGAAGCCAGTGACCTGGAAAACCACAGGCAGCGGGTTACGTGGTTGAGCGCTCCTGAGCCGAAATGGAGTTGCGGCACCCGCGTGGACTCCCACACACGGCACGTTTTGCTGCTGCAAAGCAAGGCCGCCATAGAAGGGTACGCACAGCGCCCCACTGGACACAAGGAGAGCTGACACATGGCAGACCCGAAACTGAAAAGCGCCCGCGTGGTGATCGCATACCGATCCGATGATGGGTATTCAAGCGATGCCACTTTCACGGGAGGCCCCAAAAACCCACGCTGCCCGGACCCGATCCAGGGGCTTGCAGAAGCTCACTACGAGCTCGCGCGCATCCTGGCCTTGTTCGGCCGTCCCGACCTCGCGGAACAGGCCACGGCCGATGCCGTCAAGGCTGTAGCGGACTGGCGCGAGCAGCGCGCCCAGGCGCAGCAGAAAGGACCACATGAAAGTTGAGCGCTCAAACGCGGTCGTGCACATCACGATCAGCGACATCATGGAATCCCATCGGCTGGACCCGATCCGCGTCACCCTGGACGAC